CTAGCATATCCTTCAGCAACAAACTGAAGAAACTTGCCGATGTCTCTGATATTCTTGTCTTGGACTTTTTCTTGATATGCTTCAAGAATCAAGTCCTGTATGCTGTAATTACGCATTGAGGATTAAATGATTTCTATAAGCATTATAATACCTCTCACATAAAAATGCAAGAGGTATGTGAAGCTTTTTAAACTGTCCTATTCGTCGTACACTCTGCACTCAAATGCGTCAGGATGATTATCACAGTAAATTTCTAAGTTTTTATCTGTGTGTCTAGTGTGATAGTCATTAATAGTGCCATCATTTCTATCTACTTCATCACCCTCGTGATATTTGTCATAATTCGCATGAACATCTTTCAGATCTGCTTCACTGTATTCCAACATGCCATGATTAATATGCTCTTTATGATCCTTTGGATCAAGATAAACTTCATGGTCTAAATCGTGCTTGATTTCAGACATAATCCATCCTACTTTAGAATTGAGTAACCTCATTATTATATATTTCTAATCAACGCCTACAGTCTCCCGAATTGCGTTCATTCTAAGAAATATACCTTCGAGATTATATTTTAATTGATAATTCTCAGTTGTCAAGTAGTACCCATCAATTGAACTTCCATCGTCAGTATATCCATACCCAACTACCTTTTCCTCCACTCCATCAATGCGAAGCTTTTTCTCACCTTTAAGATAAGAATGGTATTTTTCGTCTAAATTAACCATAGTCCCTGATGTATGTGTTGGTATTATAACATTAGTTATATGACTTATCTATAAATTTTATATTGTCTTTAGACTACCTACACATTTATTCATCTTTATCCCTTGGAACCCAAAAACCATCAGCAGTCATTTCATATCCAGCATCAAGCATTTCTTGATGAGTTTTATGTGCTGTATCTGGATCTTGTTCCATAGCATTATATGAATCTAATGTGTATGGTGGTGCTATTCCTTCATCATTAGGATGTAAATGTGGTGAATCCAACTTAAACTTAGCCTTATCTTCACCTGTTGGAGTATATTCATATCCATACTTCTTTAAGTACCTATCAAACTCTCTCTCAGGAACTTCACCATTCCAATATTCCTTCTCAGTGTATTCTTTATCCAAATTAACATCAGTATTGTCAATTACATCCAATCCATGTGGATTCCCTCTTAGCTTTGAATACAATTTAACACTTGTACTAAAACATGCTTTATGATATCTCATGTTCTGTTTAACAACTTCTAAAAGAACATTATATATCTCATCAGAATCACAATCAGACTCTATTGCATCAGTGACCCACATCTCTAGGTTTTCAAGAGAATAACTCTTTGGATCAGGTTCTTGAGTCATGGTCATACTTCATAGCTTGTTCTATAATAACTTGTATCTCTTTAGTTGTCAAGTCATTTAGAAATTTCCAATTAGGATCTTGTTTATCCCATTCAAGTGTAAAGGAACCATCTTCATTCTGATTCACTTTTAAGCTGTCGCTCATCATGTTTGATTTGTTTTCTAACTTGTTTTGCATAATATACTTCCTGTTCGGTGTACCACTCAGGATGTTTCTTTGCTCTCTTTATTAACTTCTTTGCTGCTTTCTTGATACTCCAATCTTTCATATGTGTGTTGATTTTTAGATATTCTTGCAAGTAAACTATCTATATCAGTTTCCAACTGGTATAATTGCTTAGAGTAATACATGTTTTCTTGCGTCAAATACTCAACCTCATCTTCAAGTATCTCAATTCTATTGAGCAACTGCTCTCTAATCAGTCTAATCTCATCATAGAGATTATCGTTTAGTAAGTTCATCTACTATCTTTGATGATTTCTCCAATTCAGCTAATGCAGATAAAAGTTCGGGTGTTTCTTCCCAACTCCACTCTTGATTGTGTTGTGGATTCTTCTTTTCTATCTTATGTGTCTTAACTGACATTTCTTTTCTCAATGGTTACACCATACTCTACCACAATCTTCCTAGATTGTCTACCCATACTATCATAGGTTGTAAATTTTTCTACTGTGCCTTTTAATTCATTAATCGCCATGTGATCAAATGCTGCCAGTATTTCCTTTTCATTTCTCTTAGTCATGCTCCTTTTCTCCAGTTATTAGTAAGTGAAATAATAAATCCTATAATCATTTTAATGAATGACCAAAATCCATTACCTTGTAGTTGATCAAACATGTGCATGTTCAATCTAAATGCCCAGTTTGCCTCAACAATTATTGCATTTTGTTGTGATTCTGTCAATGGCAGTTCATCAAGTATGGTACGATACTTAGTCTTGTACTCCTTGGCATTATCTATCTGATCAAATTCATAGAAATATAATCCTTCACCTTCTAAGTTCATTGCTTTCTGTGCAATATTCTTAAGTATCTGTCCACCTGATAGATCACCCAAATATCTGGTATAATGGTGTCCTACCAATAGCTCAGGTTCATCCTTAGCAACCTCACGTATTCTATTAACATATCTCTGACATGCTTCAGTTGGTGTTACTATTGATCTCCAAATAGGTCCATAATAATATCTCAAATCTCTCTCAAGACTATTGACTCTCTCTAACTCTGGTAGATTAATCTTACCAACTACAGGATGTCCATTTAGTTTCCTTACTTCCTCTTCCATTGCTCTATACACAAAGTATAGATCAGCAACCAATACTTTGTAACTGTTCTTACTAACAACACCACGTAAGAATGATTTTACAAATGCTGTATTCTCAGCCGCTGAATGTGACTTCTTTGTTCCTATTTTTATCTCTTTAGAAAATGTCATTTCTTTCTCCTTGGTACTTGAATTGTCCATGCTGGTGATACTAAATCAACCATCTCAAACTGTTTCTTATTCTTTTCAATCTGATTCAACATATCCTCACGTCCAGGTTCAGGTTGTATCTCACCATAATGATTCTCTGCCTTATCAAGATATTCAAGTATAGCATTATCTATCATGCCATACAATGTATCCCATGTTAGACTGTACTTAAGAGTATCTCCAAGATCTTCTACATCTTCCTCAGATAGTTCCTCACCCAAAAATGATGACCTAATAGCTATAAGTTCATTGAGATCTATTCTGATTTCATTCGTTCTATAGATTGCCATAATGTTTACAGTTGCATGTATATTATAAAACCCCCTTAACAAAATGTCAAGAGGGTTTGAGTTTACTATTTGATTTACTTAAGGTGGATGTTGATATTTAATCATTTGTTTGTTAAAATTAAACGTGTACTCGTTTTAAACTAAAACCTCCTTACATATACGCTTACAAACATGTTGGTCGTCTTCACAGTCTATCAGACACTCGTAGTATTCGTCGATTTTATCCTCATGTGGATCTTCCATATGTTTAGTTCCAGCAAGTTGATTAAAAGAAATTAAGTTGTGCATGATTGCCTCCAAATATTAGTACAATAACAAAGACCTTTAGTTCATCTTGTTCCCTCAATTCTACCATTATTTATAGCAAAACTGTCTGTATTTGCTGATACATTTTAACAAATATTAATGCCTAGGTGTTAGTACTTAGTACATATTCTTCCCACTCTTTTATATGTTCTTCTGACCAATCTTCCCTATAGTGTGGACCTAATGCTCCACTTAATAAAGTAACACTAATACCATTAATTGCTTTAACAGGTGGTAGATTATTCTTATCTCCTGCCTTTTCAGGTCTAGCAAGATGAGGATTCTTCATTGACTTAGCAATTTCTATAACCTCCTCTCTTATCTCCATCAATTCATGGTAACATTTCTGATTATGAGAACACCCACGTAAATGATGATCTGCTTTGTATAATGATTCTAAAAATAGTGCCTTACCACGTTCCCACTTTTCAGACTTAGTTTCCTTTTCTTCAATTGAGTTCTGGTCTTTCATTTAGTTTTCTTTTTTTCCTTAAGTATGTAGGACTTAGCGAACTCAAAATTCTTTGAAGTATGAATATGTTCACCGTTATGAATTATAGCAAATTGTTTACTATTCATCAAGGGGACTGCTGCCCAATCCCCTTCCTTAGTTACATAACCACGCTTCTCTTGAATTGCCTTCTTATAGAAGGTTTGGTAGTTAGAACTTGGCATTAACACTCACCACTTTAGCATGTGGATTACGAACCATTGCAACTTGCTTTGCTTCCTGATAAGATGCTGCTTCAAGGATTTCACTGTAAACCTTGCCAGCAACATAAAGTTTGACTTCGATTTTCATGGGATCTCCCTTGGTATGCTTATATTATATAAGATCTAAGATGTTTACGGTAGATTCCTGTGCCACTTCTGGAACTGGTTTATATTCTACAACTCTCTGCTGAATTAGATTACCATAGTCTTCGTGCAGTTCACATCCTATGTAATCCCTTCCTAATGACTTGGCAACCATCGCAGTCGTGCCTGATCCCATAAAAGGATCTAATACACAGTCACCCTCCTCACTACCTGCCTTGATACATGGTTCAATCAGGTCAGGTGGAAATACTGCAAAGTGTGAACCTCTATAAGGTTTATTGGTTACACTCCAAACAGACCTCTTATTCTTCGTAGGATACGATTTAGATAGTCCTGAATGAGGTTGTAATCCTGTACCTTTATTGTGATATTTTCCTTTAGATCTATCACGAGTACCCCAATCTTTTGCTGGTTCCTTGATTGCTTCATTATTGTAATAATACTTCTTCTGCTTACTTAGTAGAAATATGTATTCATGTGATTTAGTACATCTATCTCTCACACTCTCAGGCATTGGATTAGGTTTATGCCATATAATATCCTGCCTTAAGTACCATCCATCTGCTCTTAATGCAAATGCTAACATCCAAGGGATACCAATTAAATCCTTCTCTTTGATACCATCTAACTTATTACTACGTTTAGGTGTATGCTCTGGTAGGTCTTGTCTACTACTAGCAACTGTTTGTTTAACGTATGCTTTACCAGGTCGATAGTTATAATAACTGTCACCCATATTCACCCACAATGTACCATCATCAGTTAGAACTTCTCTAACCTCCCTGAATACCTCTACAAGGTTCTGAATATACTCTTCTGGTGTATTTTCCTGCCCTATCTGTTTCTCCTCATCTCCATAGTTCCTGAGTCCATAGTAAGGTGGTGAGGTTACACACATCCTTGCAGTCTTAGGTAAGAATGTTGATAGGTTCTGTTTACAGTCACCAAATAGTATTAAATCTCTCATGCTTGATCCTCATATTCATCTATTAATTGTGATGCTACAAGTTCAATATAAGTCC